AAATCATATTTGTCGCCCCTTTTAGTACGGTGAAGTTTTCCGTATCTATAACCACTGTTTCCCCGCCCGCTATCGTGGCGTTATACTGCACCCAGACGCCGGCGGAAACGTTTTCCAGCTTCGGGGCAGCCAGCGAGCCGGAAAATGTGATGAGCATCTTTTTTGCCGGCGCGGATCCGGGGTTGGTGTGCGTCCATTCGTGCGGTGTTTCAGTTAGTGTTTCGGGGTCGGTGGTGTAGGTTTCGGCATAGAAAAACGGGTCGGCCAGGAGAAGGTCAACTGAAAATTTAGCCGCCAGTCCTGCCGCTATTTTGTCGAAAGTGATAATATTCACCACTTCAACCATGGCTTTGCGCCAGGTTGCGCCATCCCTGAGTTTGTACCGGAAAGATACCTGTCCCCTGGGCGCGCCGAATAGTTTTTTGAGTGCGGAAGTGTTTTCTTCCAGTACTTGTCTTTCTGTTTTACCGGACACATGATTGCCGTCCATGTCCCTGCCCCGAACCCACATATTTAGCGGGATTGTCCGCTGCTCAAAATGCTTCGGGACAAACCGGCGTCCGTCCAAAAAAGGAACGTTCAGATTTTCACCCCGTCGCGCTGGCAAGCTTTCCGGAAAAGTTTCTATGTTATATGCAAGGGTATTCAGCACCGTGCCGTTAAATTCGTAATAACAGTCAGACGGAATTACAGACATGCTAAAACGCCCCCATGTACTGAAGTCTCAGTAATTCTTTTCTAATCGAATCGCCGGCGGTCTCTGGTTTCGGATTGTTCACGGTTACGTTATTTATTACACTTTTGCCCCCCGCCATGGCCGCGCCCTGCTCCAGGATTCTAACGTTTTCCCGCCATGACCGCTCCTGGCCGGTGACGGCTTCAAGTTCTTTTTTTGTCTCCAAAAGCTTGATTTGCATGTCCAGGAGTTTATTTTGCATTTCCAATGCGGCGGTTGATCCTGCGCCCTGGACTTTTGCCAGGCGATTGTAAGCTTCAGTGAGAATATCTACCTGATTGGATATATTTGATAATTGAGCGGCCAAAAGGTTTTTTTTCATTTGAAACTTATCCCACATATTTGTTACTTCGCCCATGAGTTCATTTATTTTGAATTTTTTTTCGGTAATGCTAAAAGATAAGTCAAGCGTTTGGATCATTGTATCGGCGGCGTTTTTCACCGCGTCGGACATTTTTTGAGCTGCCTCTCTGACCTTGCTGACGTTTTTATTCATACCTTCAGCCAGACCTTCAGCCACCAAACGTCCAAATTCAGCCATAAGCTTTGAAGGAGATTTAATTCCTAGAAACTTCTCAATCGGATCGGGAATAACGGATTTTATCCATCCAAATACTTTTCCTTTCAGCCATGCAGTCATAGACTTTAGCCCTTCCCATACGCCTGTTGCAATAGCCGCGGCTTTTTTTACCACCATTGCCTTTATTTTATCCCAGGCTTCGGCAGTTTGCGTTTTAATCTTGTCCCAGTTTTTGTATATAAAGCCAACGAGCAGGCCAATCGGGCCGGCGAGCGCACCCAAAAGAGCAGGCCACCAGTTGATTAAGAATTGTTTGATTTTCTCCCAGGCAATGGTTACTCCGGCATTAATGCTATTCCATGCGCCGGAAAGGACTGTTTTTATTTTTTCGGTAGCCATGATGAAAACATATTGTATTTTATTCCAGAGGTTGATAAAGAAGACGGAAATTTTGTCCCAGTTTTTGATCACAAGATAGACTGCAGCGGCTAGAGCGGCGATGGCAATTATAATAAGGCCGATAGGACTTATTAGCGCCGCAAAATTAAGACCAGCCAGAACAGCTTTTAATGTTGCAAGCACCGGCATTAAATTGCCAAAGGCAAAGGCCAAATTTCCGGCAACATAAACTAACGGCCCGATTGCCGCCACAACTGCTGCTGCTACAAGTATCATTTTTTTCATCGGGGAAGGCAGAATATTAAATGCTTCTCCGGCTTTCTTGATTATGCCGCCTAGCCTTTCTAGAGCAGGCGCTATTGTTTCAATTATTATTTCGCCAAATCCAGCTCCGGCTATCTTGATTGCATTGAACGCCGCAGCCATCTTGTCTCCGCCGTCCGCTATTTCCCCGTAGGTAGACGCAACGGCCCCGCCGGATTTATCTAAAGCTTTAATGTATTCGTCTATTTCAAACCTGCCGCCCTTGATCGCGTCAGCGAGGTCAGGCCCGGCTTTTTTCCCGAATATTTCTATTGCCATTGCTGTCGCGCTGGCTATGTCGGGACAGGCTTTTATTGCCGTGAGTGTTTTCTCAAATTCTTTTGTGCTGTCTTTTCCCTGCTTCCCCCAAGTCGAGATAGCCGTTTTCATTCCGCTGAAGGCTATTTCTGTATTGACGCCTGCTTTTTCCCAAGCGGCAAACATCGCTATACTTGTTTTTGTGTCAACTCCCAGGGCTCGCATGGGAGCACCGTATTTGGTTATGTTTTCAGTTAGAGATTCTATGCTTATGCCGCTTTTTTGAGCCGCAACGGTCAGCATGTCCAGTACAGACATGTATTGCTCTGATTTTATGCCCGCGTCCCCCATGGCTCTGGAAACTAGCTGTATGCTGGTGTTGACATCTATGTCATTTATTCGAGCGAATTTTAAAAAGTCTTTGCTTGCTGTTTTTAATACGTCTCCGGTAAAGCCGAGCCTTGTGTTGACTTCTCCTACCGCCGCGCCAACCTGGTCTAGTTTGTCAGGCACGGAAGCCCCAACGTTTTTATAAACCGCTTCTAATTTTTTTGCGGCCTCGCCAGTTGCGCCGGTCTTTTTGATTACAACGTCCATGCCGTCATCAACTTCGTTAAACGCAACCACAGTAGCCGCGCCGGCAGCAAGAATGGGCGCGGTTACGCGTGTGGTCATCGTGCTACCAATATTTTTCATTTTTTCGCCGGCGCTTTTTAATTTCTCGCCGGCGTTCTGCATTTTCGTCGAGAAGCTATCGGTTGCTTTACCGACTTCTTTTAACTGGGCTTCAAGCTTTTTTAGTTCGCTTTCGGTTCTAATTGTTTCCCGTTGGAACGCGCGGTATTGTTCGGCGCTGACTTTACCCGCCTCAAACTGCTCGTTGACTTGCTCCTGAGCAGTTTTAAGTCGTTCTAGCTTTTCGCCGGTGGTAGCAATGGCTTCGCTAAGAAGTTTCTGCTTCTGGGCTAATAAGGTCGTGTTTTTGGGATCAAGCTTCAGCGCTTTTTCTACTTGTTTAAGTTCCGAAGTTATATTTTTAGCTTGCTTGTTTACGTCGGCGAGCGCTTTTGATAGACCCGTTGTTTCGCCAGAAATTATTACGTTTATACCTTTAACGGTTTCTGCCATCTTGCCGCCACCTATTTTCTATAAAAATTATCTATATCCGCTTGCGTCGCTTTACGGGGTTTGTTTTTGTTCGCTCCCGTGTAAATTTCTACGTACGCGATCAAGTCCCGGATTCTGAAATCGTTTATCTCGGATAGGGACAGACCACCTGCTTTTTTACCTATGACGATCCATTCGAGGTCTATCCTCTCATCAGGTATATAACTATTTTTTTTCTCACTACTTGACGGGGCTGGGCTTGTTTCCTCCGCGAAAAAAACCTTCAGCCGCTTCCGTCATAACTGTTTCAAGCAGTTCAGAATCAGCGCAATCGAAAGATTCCAATTCAGATACCCACTCGAAAAAAGGCGGAAATGGCCTGACACCGTATTCATTCGCTTTGGCCATTGCCCAAATTATTTGCAAAAATATGACGGAATCAAACTGGGTAGGATCTTCCTGTATATTTTGCATTTTCATAAGACTGCCTACAAGGTCGGTGTTAAATTCTTGTTTGTAAAAAAGTAGGGCTAGGGGAGTAGCCCTGATTCCTATTTTTTTTTCGCCGATGCTTATTGTGCGCATAAATTACCTCCTTCTAAGCTTACGCAAATACTGGCACGTATACGGCGTTGAAAAATGCGTTATACTGAGCAGTATTTGTAGCGCTTAATTCCATCACGCCTTTGACACATTTTTTTGAAGAAATTTCAAGCGGGACAATGGTCAACTCCAAGGTGTTAGTTTGCGGTTCGATACTCTCCTCTTTAGTTTTATGCTCTATTTTCGGGCGCGCCGCCTGGCAGTCGTAATACACGAAACGGCGGTTTTTATCATCACCCTGTATCTGCCCCATCAGGGCGAATTTTTTCGGGCTGCCGTCTGATATTTCCAGCAATAAACCGTTGTCGTCAATCATCCATCCCAGCATGTCTTTCAGAATAATGTCAGGCACAAGCGCCATCTCCAGGTCGGCTTTATATCCGTTGTTGCTAGTGATGACAAAATACGGGATATTATCCGCATAGAATGTGGTTTCTTCTCCTTCCGGTTCGGGCGCGAAGCTTACCGCACCGGGAATCGCAACCGGCGCTCCCCAGGAAACATTGCCCTCAGTGCCGTTTGTAGAAGCCCCAACGGTTACGCCGGTGCCGCCGGGAGTAAACGCTATAGCTAGAGTCGCGTCGTTGGCCTGCGCTACTAGAGTGGTCAATGTTATCACGCCGCCCGCATGACTAGCGCGAAATACCGCATTGATGGTTGAGTTGTTATTCAATACATTTACTACAGCAGACGCAACTTTTGCTACCGTACCGTGCGATTCCGTTGATAACGGCACTATCACGGCGCAAGGCGAACCAGCGCCTAGTAAAGTCGTAGCTGTTACGGTTACAGTAATTTCTCCGTCTAGAGTACATCCCGTAAGAACCTCGATGTACTCTGTTTGAGAAGTGTCCTTAAACGCAATGTAGACTTTCTCAAGTCCGTAAACAATTTTATTAGCCATTTTTTAACCTCCTTAAAATTTCCATTGAAGCTGACCTTCTGGTTTTTGTGCTATCTTATATATCGGATATAGCATTAATTTTTTCTCTGGATAAACCACTTTACCAGCATATTTCTCGATCACTTCCTTCGGAACCAGGTATCCTATTGAAGATTTTCTCTCATTTTCAACCTTGCGATATTTGCCTGTTTTAACAAGCATTATAAGAAGGTTTTTTTGAATGATGAAAAACTCCTCGTAGTCACCTATAATCCACATCCAGGTATTATCGTCCCTGTATATACCAGACTTAACATATACCGCATTTCTCGGATCGCTTTTTTCAGCTATTTCAATGTAGACGTTACCGGTTTTAATCATTAATTCATCGTGTTTTATTTCCCATCCAATTGAATTCTCACCTTTTAACTGGAGTTCTTTGGTTTTATGATGTTTTATTACTACTAATCCCATCTCTTTTAAAACGTCATAAACGAACCTTTCAAATTCTACAGCAGAAGAATATTTGTCATTATAATATTTGTTCAAACCTCATTCCCCCACACGTTCCATCCGTTAACTCTTTTTCGTGCAAACAGTTCTATGCGGCGGCCATGAGGATAAAGAATGTCAATAATTTCCCTAAATTCTTCCGGTTTCTCTGAATGCTTTACACTTCTCTCCAGGGTGACAACGCTGTCAAATAGTTTTGGTGTATCCGGCAGGCAGCTTCCTTTAGTGCAGATAAGTAGAAATTCATGTCTTACGCTGTTGTAATGGCCCATGTTGTGTTTGACTTTATCCCAGACGAAGGATGTTTTATAGGCGAACCCCCAGGCTTTTATGACTTGAAAACATTCTTCTAAAATAGGCGAAGTCACCCAAAGGAAAAGGACTGCATTATCTTCAGCTAATTCATTAACTGGTATGATGCATAACTCTTTAATTGTCATGGACGGATAATGATCTTCAGCACCAGTTGTATTGCCATCCCGTTTATCATTATATGCCCAAGGAGGATCGGCATATATAACCCGATATTTGCCTTCTATTTGCGGTGTTTCTTTTACAGTATCTTTCTTGATCAGCCTTCTAGCATCAACAATACCTTTGGCTTCGCCGGTAACTATCTTTTCCGCGATCTTTTTTTGAGTTTCCGGTTCCATCCGGGCCAGCTTCAAAAGTTCCTTTTTGCTGTCGGCCAGTTTTGTATCAGAGATAATTTCTTTCACTTCTGGCGCTATTTTTTCGGCTATCTGCACTTCCTGCTGCACCGTCCGGGGGGTAACACCTAGTTTGGCGGCTGTGTCAATAGTAAAACCGGGCGAAATTATTTCGTCTGGTTCTTGCTTGCGCCGCTGTCGCTGTTTCTCGCTACTGTACGCCTTCGCTTCCGGGTGCTTCGCCTCATATATTTCCTTGCGGCGCAGGAGGTGTCCCCCGCGTTCCAGGGTGGTCAACTCCGCCCGTATCAGGTTTTCGTCTATTTCCGCAAGCTCAAGTTCTAATTCGCTGTAATCTTTTTCAATACAGTCAATCTCTTGCCATCCAAGTAATCGGCAAGCTTCTAATCGATGTAGTCCAGAAATAAGGACTTTATCTTTCGTAATAATAATTGGCTGAAGTAAACCTATCTCTCTGATGCTTTCCGCTAATTCCCTGATTTTTTCTACTGAATACCTTCTTTTTCTGTAGGCAGGTATGACAATTTGACCAATCTCGCATTTCACCTTTCACGCCCTCCTTCGCAAATTTCCCTCCAGAATAAATTAACGGTATCGGCAGGCGGCGGAGAGTTGCCGCCTTTCGGGGGTACCATCCCTAGCAGATACCGTATAAAATTGTACTGACATAAAGTAGCGGGTGTTTTACTGGGCTCCCACTAATTGTATTTCATAAATGACCTGCCGCATATTTTCAGAAGAAATATAAGCTTCTAGTTTTGAATACGGCAGACGAAGCTCTTTAAGTTTGTTTTGCACCAGAGTTTCTTTATCCGGGTCCTTTTTGGCGGTGTAAAGCTCAATTCTAAAATTGCTGATTTCAGCATAGTTCTGATTATCCGCTTTTTTGTCGTTATCGTTGACAAACTGGTATGTGAGAAAGGGCAGCTCTGTCGGCTGGGTAAATTCGCCGTATGCAACCGCCATTCCCAGGCTACTAAGCGCTGAGTAGAGTTCGGCCATGGTCATGATCAACCACCGCTTTCAATGATTTTTTTAATTCTTTCGTCCATTGCGGGCTCATGTTTATCGTAGGCCGGTATCAGGTGCGGCCTGCCAGCCACCCGTCCACCGCTTTTTTTAGCGTGCCCGAATTCCAACAGGTGCGCTATCCAGGGTTTCTTTTTGTTGTGAATTATGTATTTGACCTGACCTCCGGATGTTTCTTTTTTACATGACCAGCCTTTCTTGTATTCGCCGGTGCGAACAGGAGATCCGTCTTTTACATCTTTCAAAACAGCTTTTGACGTTTCGTATAATTCTTTTTCTATGGCCGCGGCGACGTCTTCGGTATATTGCTGTACGGCCAGAGTTATCTCTGCAGCCAGATTGTCTATTTTAATGTTAGACATTTCCCAGTCCCCTTTCGGTGCAGAGTAATTCAAGCTCTGTGTTTTTTTCTAGGGGGTTGATAACGGCATTTATTTCATAAATTCTGTCGTTGTACATTAACCGCATTGCAGGATCAATACCTGACCTATATCTGATACGGACCCGGGTAGTCATGTCGGTGTATACCTGCTGCGCTAAAAATTTCTCCCTACCGGTTAAGGGTTCGATTGCCGCCCAGACAGTTACCAGATCAGCCCAAGTTTCAGTTATCACACCAGCAGTGTCCTGAGTAACGGTTTTCTGTTGGATTGTGATGCGGTGTCTGAGTTCGCCGGCTTTCATATCGGCACCACCCGATCCAGATTCAGCAAAGCATTAACTGCAAACGCAATCTCTTTACTTGCGCTACCGGTTATGACCGCCTCGCGGTTTTCGTACCAGTGCCCGATTAGCAAAAGCATGGCCTGCTTTACTTTTTGTGGCACTTTCGTTATATCTCCGTACCCGGCTTTAAACTTTACACATATTGCAATGTCAGGACGTAAAGTAATTGTTGGCCAGGTCTTACCGTATTTTAAAATTACCCGTCCTATAAAGCTTACAACATCAACTAAGTACTCGGTTGCAGCAAATGTGTATTCGGTGTCCGCTGTATCATAATATTTGATTGACTCTATACTTTGCAACGGCGGTAGAGGGATTTCAATTTTATCTCCACCCGGCCAACGGTCAATCCATAATTCCCATGTCTGGGTGATGTATACCTTATTTTGATAGCTTTCGCAATATTCTCTGGCGACAATAATCAGATTTGTAATCAGATTATCTTCATCAGATGTATTTACCCGGAGATGAGACTTGGCCTCCAGAAGCGTAACTGGTTCTGCTTCTGGTGGAGTTATCAATTTTAAGGCCATTCGGATCACCTCACATATAGATGCACTGTTCCCTTGTTGCTCGCGCCTGCGCCGCTGACATACAAAGTCAATTTGCTATAAGCTATAACTCCAAGCGCAGATATTACTTGCTCAGCATTGACGTTATGCCGATTTTGTCCGGCGGTATTCAGCACGTCCATATCATCACCGTCGTAGACGGAAACATCGTAATTCAGGTCCGGCGCGTCGTCTCCGGTTCCGGGCACGGTGACCAGTCTGACTATTTCTCCATTGTAGGGTACGGTTGTCTGCGCGTTCGGAGTGGCTTTGGCAACAACCCCGTCGGTGTGCGCAGTCCACTCCCAAGTGATTTTTTTGATAACGCCGAACGTTTTTTCGGTTAAAGTTACTGACGCCGCCAATTTCATCCCTCGCTTTCAAAAAGAGGGGGAGACTAAAAGCCTCCCCATTAACTACACCAGATATGCCCCGGCAGCCAGACGACGGTACTTGATGTAGAAATCTGTAGCGCCGCCGGCGCTGGTTGCCGCATCGTCTCCGTGGATATAAAGTTTTTTGCCGGACTCAAGCACGAACGGGATTTGTTTGGTGGCTCCATCGAGGCTCAAGATACCAGTTTTGTTGGCGTTAAATTTCGCCAACAGCGCCACTCCGTTTGGAGCGGCTGCACCAGTCAACCCATTAGCATTGTCCGTGCTAAATTCGTAGTTGGTAGGGCCGGCAAAGTTATCCGCGCCGCGCTGCCAAATGATCTCTTCGATAAGCACTGCTCCTCCGGTCGCTGTTGCCAGAAGCCCGGCTGCGGCCTGGATATTGTTCGGGATAGTGGTGCCGTTGACAATCGTAGTTAGTTTTGTAGCCGAATCGAGGCGGGAAGCAATACTGATATTTGCCACGTCGCCCAGGATGCCGCCGAGGGTGGCAGTTCCTCCGGCATTGGTTAATGTTCCGATTTTCTGAAGCCAGGTGGCTATATCAACATTAGCGACATCACCAAGTATTCCGCCAAGTGTTGCAGTTCCGCCCGTATTAGTTAGAGTGCCGACGAGAGCGGCAATTGCTCCCACATCGTCTTTCTGCATCGCTGCGCCGGAACCGCCAGAGAACGAACAGCCGGCGGCCAAATCGAAGCCCTGCACCTGCCAGGTGCTGCCGGTGATAGTATCAACGACGTTCTTGGACAGGTTGGTCGTGCCGGTGACAAGGAAAATACCTTTGACCAGTACATCTGAACAAGCATTGGTAACGAAGTTGACAACCGCGGTTCCGGCTTTGCCCAGGGCAACTATGTTGATATCTGCGCCATTCACGCCGTTCATGGAAAATGTCCTCTGGTTGGCGTCTCCGCCGGTATAGCCGCGGTGCAGCACGTTGGCCTTGAAGCGGTCTGCGGTCACGGTGAATGCGTTGACTACTTCAATGTCGGTGGTATCCCGCGCCTCAATGCCTTTTTCGCCGCCAAGTTCGCAGTCATTTCCGGAGATGGTAGCAAAGGTAGTTACCTGATCTATGCCGGTTACGAATAGTAGATTGTCCAGTTTCACGCTGGCCGCACTAATTGTCCAAGTTGCGCCAGTGTGACTGAAGGTAAACGTCGGGCGGTCTGCTCCGTTGCCTACTCCGATGATGCTTATTCCGGCAATGTTGGCAACTACCTTCGCGCCAGTGGTGGTGTATGTTTCCGCATGGCCGGGCATGACGACAATCAGGTCGCCGTTGTTGGCCGTGCACTTACCTATTGCGTAGTTTAGTGTTAAAAACGCGGCGTCCGGGCTCTGGCCGTAGCCGTCGCTGTCCGCGCCGGTGGAGCATCCCGAATCAACAAACCAGATGTTGCCAGGATATTTGCCCACGTCAACGATAGATAATATTCCACCAGGCTGTTTCTTTGCAAATAAAGGTGTTCTCATTCCCATCAGGGTTTTCCTCCTTTGTGTTGGGATTTTTAAAATAACGAGGCTCCTGGATAACCGGAAGCCCCGTTGTCTCGTTTAGTTTCATGCTATGGCCGTTGGACTCTGGTCGCCGCCATATCTCGCACCGGTGAGAATGGCAATAGCGGATACGTAAGTGGTATTATCAAGAGCGCTAAGTTTCAACTGCAAGCAGGGATAACCGTCGGTCAGTTCCGCCGCGTCAACTTCAAAGACGTACATAATGTTATTGGTTGTTGCGGTAGCCACGCCGTCAGCAGCGGTAACAGCGGTACGAGCGCCAAGCGTGTCGCCGTCTCCCGTTTCCTCTTTGTAAACTGCCGTCGCTATAGCGGTTGCGTTTGACGGCGTGAAGTCGTCGCATTCGTAAAGTTTGGCCGTGAAACTTCCGGCCTGCGCGCCTACTTGCAAAATGATAGTAGCGTGCGCATAGTTTTTCATTGAGAATACGTCGCTGTCTTTAGTAGCCGCTGCCGAACCAAACGGCGGAATGATATTAACTACATGGCATTGTTCAGCTATGTTAATTCCGGGCATATTTTTACCTCCTTAAAATTTTTAAGCGGGGTTATTGGCCCCGCTCATTTTTATGCTCTTGTCGCTAATGCGATAAATGGCGATTGGGTGGATGAACCCTTAAACGGAGTAAGGGGAAGATTCCACAAACTACCCCCATCACACCTGTAAACAAAGCGGAACACAGACTCGTCATACAAAAATCTTACGTGAATGCTGGACGCCGCATTTATGCCGCCTTTGTCAATTAACAGATACTGGCTAAAGTCCGCCAGTATTATGTCGCCTACAGTACCCAGAGTAGCGCACTGCTCAATCGGGATTACCGGTCGGCCAAACAGTTGACCATAAGGAGCGGCACTCAGCCCGCCCGCCGGAAGATAGACCGGAACTCCACCAGTACCGACCGCTATAGACATACTAAACAACTGCGGTTCAATGTCCTGATTGATTAGCCACACTGCATTTGGCCTACTTCTTGCCCAGAGCCTTGTCCACATCTTGACAATGTTTTCAAAGACCACAGTTGCGGCTGATTGTCCCGATTCTTTCGCCACGCTCACCAACGCGCCGCAATTGAGGATACCCAACGGCTGCCCCGCGCCGGTACCGTTGATAATCGCGTCATCAACCTTGAAACCGAATTCCTCAGCAAACGCCTGGCTTATCACAGATTCAAGAGCGCGGGCATCTTGCAGCAACTCATCAGTTGCATAGCAGAGACCCATCAGTTTTTTCAAACTAAGTTCCATCTTACGGAACTTTGGCTTTGTTGCAGTCGCAGTATCAGCTTCATTTTCCCAGTATGCTTGTATGCCGCCCCATCTGCTGCCGTTTGCACGGCTGGATTCATCCACGGCATTTATCTTCAAGCCGTTGGAATTTGCGCTGATGGGTATTCTCCGGCACCGGGAAGCCAGGACACCGGTTTCATAAGCACGCTTCAGGAGCTCCGTAACGAAATCCTGCTCGACTAAAAATCCACCGTCGCTCGGAACGCCTTCAGACATACCGCTTGCAGCTCCCCGAACAAGCCGGGGATCAAGGTTTCCGCCTGGTCTAGCTGCTTCGATTACTGCAAATAATTGTTCACCGAGGTTGCTAAACCTTTCGTTTTCTTTCGGCTGCGCATACAATGGCTGATTTACCGGAGTTTCAATTTTTGACTGAATCGCTTTAAGTTTTTTTTCTGCTTCTCTGGTATTCTCCAAGTTTTCAATTTCTGCTTGAATCGTATTGAACTTCGACTGTTCCTCTTCAGTTAGTGCCCTTTTCCCGGATATGGCCGCCTGAATGATGGCTTCCTGCTCCGCAATTTTAGCTTTGATTAATTCCTCAAACATTGATTTTCCCCCTATTCAATTGAATTTGCTGTTTATATAAATCAACCAGCGTTGTCCACTGGCTGCCTTCCTGGTTTTCTTCTTTTTTAGCTAACTGGTCGATAACTTCGTCCAGCAAATCTCTGGCCTGCGTTATTCGCTGTTCATTTGCCGCGGAAAGTGTTCTACCTTCGTTGAATACTTTTTGTGTAGTACTGTCCTCCCAGGGCGGAGTTCTTTCAAATTGACGGTAATGGCTGCCAAGGTGCGAACGTACCTTTGTCTTGTCTGCTTCGGGTATGTCTGTCTGATTTAGCCTCGCCGCCGCATTTGCCACGCCCCGCCAGACCACCGCCCCGTCTGAAGCCCGGTGGTGTCCCAATTTCAGGTTGCCGAATTTCTCTGGCGGCATCTCGTTTGCCCAGGCGAAGTGCCCGGCTATGCGACGCTTTTCGGTGTCTGACAGGTCATCCCAAGATTCGTCGGTGAAGTCGGAAAGTGTTAGAGCTTCCCAGGATTCACCCTCTGGCGCTTTTTCACGGGATACGTCAGCAGGAACTACGCCAGCTTTAAACTTCGACAGTGAATCCACTTTTGGTGGGTTTTTGAATTTACTCAAGTCGAATTCTATGCCGTTAATGAATAACTTTTTATCGCTTATCGAAGCCGCTAACTGTTTGGTCTGTTCAATTTCATCTGCAAAACCCAATTCAATGGCTTCTTCAGCAGTCATCCAGGTTTCGGCGTCGAGCAGTTCGATAAGCTTTTCGTCTTTAAGTCCCGATTTTTCACGGTAAGCTACAAGCATGGATTCCAAGATTTTATCCATGTCATCAGCCAGCTTGCGAAAATCGTTAGCGTTTCCTATGGCGGCAGTCCAGGGCAGATGAATCATCATCATAGCGTTAGCCGGCATGATTATAAGGTCGCCAACCATTGCTACCAGGGAAGCCATAGAAGCTGCCAGGCCGTCAATATATACTATTTTCTGTGCTCTATGACGTTTGAGCATACTATAAATAGCCTGTCCAGCAAACACATCTCCTCCGTCGCTATTGATGTAAATGTTCAGAGTGTTAATGTCTCCTAAGTCATCTAAGTCTTTTTTGAATTGTTTGGGGGTTATCTCATTGCCCCACCAATTAGACGAGCTAAAATTTCCGTAGAGCAACAATTCTCCTTCTGTTTCGCTTTTAGCTTTGAATGTCCAGAATTCCTTCAAACATGATCACCTCCCTATCATTTTGTATATTTCTTCTGTCATCGCTTTTTGCTGATCTTGTTGTCCGCTTTTGCTGGCTTCCATCATATTTAGCGGCTGCAAATATACATCCCCATTCGGAATTGAATTCATGTTCTCAAGCCGCCTTATATCATTTACCGATAACCATCCCCACTGTCTTCCAGTGGCATAGGCCTCTGCCCGGCTTTTCGCATCGCCCCGAAGCAAACTATCGATTTTAAACTCAAGATAATATCCAGCCTTTCTTTCCTGCGTTGTAAGAAGCTGCATATTTAAATTTTCTTCCCACCGCTTAAACCAGGGAAGCATGGTATACATAACAAATTCCAAACTCATCTGTTCTATATTATTGAAAGTCGCTCTTTCTAAATTCTGTATCAAATGTAGCGGCACCCGGTATATTCTCGCTATGTCTTCGGTTTGAAAGCGCTTGCTTTCAATTAACTGCGCATCCACCGGCTTTATGGTCATCGGCTTGAAGTCCATGCCTTCTTCCAAAAGCATCGGCGTTCCAGTGTTGGTAAGTCCGGCATAGTTTTTTCTCAAATCTTCTTTAAGCCGTTTGTGCGCTTCTTCGCTCATTGCGCCTGGATGAGTAAAAACACCGCTTGAGTTGGCGCTATTCTTGTAAAAATTTGCTCCAAACTGTTCATAAGAAAGTCCCAGGTTTATTGCCGAAGCAGCGTACTCAATCGGCGACAAACCGACAACCCCGTTGAAACTCAAACCGGGTATGTGAAATGCCTGGTCCCTGGTCAAAATACGTTCCGTCGTTCCATTTCGTATTTTATAGATCAGTTTTTTTGTTCCTGTGTCACGTTCAATAGTTACTGATGTCCAGGGATAAGGATACAGGCCAACCAAACTGCCGTACTTGTTTACGAGTCTTTCGCATACCGCATTGCCGCCTGTGTTCAGTGCAACCATGCAGGACTCCTTGAAGTTATACGGGGACATCTCGTCATTTGGCGTGTTATGTAGTATGTCGTATACCGCAAGGTCGTTCCGTCGCTCGCGGTCGCCGGGCGGCTTTTTGCGATAAAGCATTATCGGCATGGCGGCTAGAGTTTCGGAAAGCACCCGGACACATGCATAAACCGCTGTGTATTTCATAGCGGTTTCGGTGTCAATGTATCTTGTCCCGTTTATAATTGGAACTTCGTCGCCCCGGAGAAACGACTTAACGTAGTCATCCCAGGCACTTCCCATGAATATTCTAGCGAAGAATTTTCGGAACTTGTTTATGTTGATCACCGCCTTTAAAGAAGACTCCTCATGCCGCGTTTCTCGTAAACCGATTTTTTATCTTCATGCCGCATGGCGCGGTCCAATGCCATCACCAAAGCCACGACGCCATCCACTTTTCCTTGGCTGCTCGCTTTATCGATTTTGAAAGTTCCAGCAGGGTTTTGTTTTACCGCCACATTGTCAGCCATCCAGCGAAGCACGGGGTTTCCTCCGTGCCTGATTTTCCTGGCCAACAGCCGGCGCTCAAATTCATTCATCGGTGCAGCCATAGATGTAAAACCCTGTCCCATGCCGACAACGGTAATTCCTTCCTCCTGCAATTCCATGCCAATCTGGTGCGCTTGAAACAAGCGGTCAATATTCAAGTCCACCAATTTGAATTTCTGCGCGTCTTGAAGTATCTGCGCTTTGATAAAACTGTAATCTACCGCGTCCCCCGGTGTAATCTTCAGGTATCCCTGTTTCGACCAAGCGCGGTACTGATCGCGGTATCTATTCTGTGTATTATTTAATTGCGATTCCGGGCACCAGAACCGGCAGAGAACGTCAATCGTTTCAGGATCATCATCATGCGGGAATACCATCACCCAGGCCGTCATATCGCTGACGCTGGAGAGGTCTAGGCCGCCGTAACAGGTTCTGGCGGCCAGTTCATCTTCGGAAACGATACCGGCGTTCTCGTTCCAAAGTTGTAAACTTATCCAGCGATTAATTTGCTGCGTCCAGATGTCTAAGTATAAACGCTTGACTGTATTTTCGTATGACGGCATCTCAAGCGCTTTTTTAACTTCTTGCGCATAAAAATCTTCCTGCACGGTTATGCCTAAGCTGGGGTTGGCCTTACGCCATGTTTCGGGTTTTGTCCAGTCATCTTCCTCGTCCGCCGTAAAAATTGCAGTGTAAAATGTCGGGTCATTTATAACACTGTCCCGCACTTTGCAGGCGTATTCGTGTATTTCCCAACAAATGCTGCTACGGTCATAGCCGGCCGTTGTAATTGCCACAACTAGAGGCTGCTCTCTGGCTCCCGTGCTGGTCGTTAGAATGTCCCAGAGTTCCCTATTTCTCTGTACATGAAGTTCGTCAAAAACAATACCATGCGCGTTCAATCCGTGCTTTGTCGGCGCATCAGCAGAAAGCACTTTATAGCTTGCGCCCAGGGCCGGAACAACTATACTGCGTCTATATACCTCAGCGGCCCGGCTTAATTCTGAATTAGTTAATAGCATTTGCTTCGCCGTTTCAAATACAATACTGGCCTGTTCTCTATCGCCTGCTGCGCTATATACCTCAGCACCCTTCTCGCCTTCAACCAGGAGAAACAGGGCTATTGCCGCCGATAGAGTAGATTTTCCGGCCTTCCGAGGTATTTCTATATAGGCAGTCCGGTATTGTCGTTTACCGTCCGGTCGTAGGGTTCCAAATATATCCCGAATAATTTTTTCCTGCCAGGAAAGTAATTCAAAAGGCCGCCCTGCCCAGCGGCCTTTAATGTGCTTTAATGATTGTATAAATTCGACAGCGAGATTCGCCCGATTATTTCCCCCAGAGTTTTTGCAAGATCGTTTCTTCATTACTCTTTACCTCCGGCACGTTCAATCTACCCCTGGCCGCCGGAGTTAATCCGAATTCGTTTGCTAAAAGCCTAAGTGAATGCTCCGCATTTTCCACGCTCACCTCGGCCTGCCGAACAACCTTGATATTGTTGTCGGCGATTTTAATTATCTGCTTCAGCCGGCGATTAGCCTGGACGTACCGGCTAAACGCATGGCAGTAAGCATAGAATATATCGGCATCGGCTTCGGTAAGCAAACCCAATCGTTCAAGCACTGGAGCGTTTCGCTTCCACGCCTGCTTGCTGTAGTAGTCAAGACCCGTTGGCATTTCTGGGGCCACTGGCCGGGGTTTCGGTTCATTAGCGGGTAGGCGGTCGGGACGGGCAGTGCCGCGAAGGACTTTTAATGCTGTCGGCTTTTTGTTATGCACACCTTTTGGCATTTCTACTCACCCTTTTTTATGGAAGTATTTTATCTGACGGCGCGCAC